TATTCGCTCACAAGTGCAATACAAGCAAGAGTACCTAGCGACTCTCTACACATCTGACACGCTTTATGGTGTTCAGATTCTTCGTGCAGCAGCAAGCGCAGGTGCGGCTAAATCCGCATCTATGTTCGCTCTGGTAGTCCCTGCTTAATAGCAGTTGCCATTTACCCCCTGCCCTCGGGTGGGGGGCTTTTTTAAATTAAGGAGAAAATTATGGCAGCAGCAACAGCAGTTGTTTCTCGCAGAGGAAATGATCAGTTTCGTGGTCTATTTACAGACACTTGGGATGTCTCTTGTACTCTTGATAGCGCATCAGTAGCCACTACTGCAACCGCTACAGATACTGTGGCAGTTCCAGGCGTTGCTTTGGGCGACATGGTTATTGGTATGTCAATTGGTGTGTCTGAGGCAGGTCTGGTTCGTAGAGCCTATGTCTCAGCCGCTAACGCAGTGACTATCGTGACCTACAACCCAACATTAGGTTCTGTGGACTTGGCTTCTACTACTTTGACCTTGATTATTGGTCGCCCTGTAGTTTGATAAAAGGGGGCTAATAACCCCCTTTTTTAAGGAATCTTATGGCTACATATCGTTGTCTTCAATCAGGTAATTTTGTGACGTTTACTCAAGCCCATGACATTGAGAGCATGAAGGGTCATCAGGGTTATGTCCGAATTGATGAAGTTGAGACTGAAGAGTCTGTCAAGCCTTTGATCTTGAATCAGCCAGTGCCTGTCAAGAAGATGGGCCGTCCAAGAAAGTTAGCAAATGTCTGAAATTGACCCAAGAGAATTTGGCAAGTTAGAGGCTCAGGTTGAGGCTTTACAACTAGAGGTTCATGCACTTCGCCAAGATATAAAAACGCTTTTAGAAATGGCAAACAAATCTAAAGGTGGCTTTTTCGTTGGAATGGCTATCGCCAGTGTCACTGGCGGTTTCATCTCTTTTATTGCAACCAAGTTAGTTCGTTAAGGAAAAAACATGATGAATGGAAAATCTAAAACGTCTGAGTCAAAGATGCCTAAAAAGGATGCCAAAAAAGGGATGCCTTTGACAATAATGATTGCTGTGGGTAAGCCAAAAGCTATGCCTACCCGTGGTGGTCGCACAGCTACAAACATGATGAAAAAATCTTCAAGGGATAAATAATGTCTTCTTTATTTGGACAATTCCCAAATGGGGGGTTGATTGCCAAGCTAACTTCATCTTATAATCATGCTAATCAGGCGATAACCCGCAGTGGGCCTCCTCAAAAGCAATCTTAAATAGGAATAGCAATGAGGCCCGTATCTGTTGGAGTCAACCCTACTGCGGCAACACTCACCACTGTCTACACAGTGCCAACGGGTTACTACGCCAAATTTACTGTCATGTACATCCACAACACTGGTGGTTCGACTAAGCACATTACTGTTCAATGGTATGACGCAAGTGCTGCCACAACCTTGGATATTCTTACTAATTACGACTTTACATCTAAGCAATACCTCCAGTTTGATGGCAATGCTTATATCGTTTTAGAAGAAGGCGATAGGATTCAAATTACTACTCAAAGTGCAAGTACATTTAGTTTTATTGCCACATTTGAAGTATCAGGAGCGCAACGAACATGACCTACTTAGAACTTGTTAACGATGTGCTAGTTCGCTTGCGTGAAAGCACAGTCTCTACTGTTAGCGAAACCGCCTACTCCGCTTTGATCGGCAAGTTTGTCAACGATGCCAAGCGTCAGATTGAGGATTCTTTCAATTGGAATGTTTTAAGCACAACAGTCACTCTCACAACTGTTGCTAACACATCTTCTTATTCAATGACGGGTGCTGGTCAAAAGTTCCAAGTCAATGATGCAATCAATACAACATCAGATGTTGGTCTGCAAAACATCTCTTTTGTGCGTATGAACCGCAATTTGAACTTTGCAACTCCTGCAACTGGTGTTCCTGCTGAATATGCGTTCAGTGGTGTGGATGGGTCTGGAGACACCAAAGTTGACTTGTATGCCATCCCTGATGGCGTTTACACAATCATTTTTGACTTGGCTGTGCCGCAAGCAGCTCTCTCAGCAGATGGAACATCTGTCAAAGTTTTAGATTATTTGGTTACTCAAAGTGCTTATGCCAGAGCATTGATTGAGCGTGGTGAGGATGGCGGGACTGCATCTTCAGAAGCCTATGCCCTCTTTCGGGGAATGCTCTCGGATGCGATTGCACTTGAAAGCACTCGCTATGAAGAAAATTATTTTGTGGCGGTCTAATGTCTAAGCCTCTACAAAGTTACAGTCTTTCAGCACCAGGCTTCTACGGCCTGAACACTGAAGACTCTCCCCTTGATTTAGGGGCTGGCTTTGCTTTGGTTGCAACTAACGTCATCTTGGATCAGTATGGCCGGATCGGTGCTAGAAAAGGTTGGTCAAGGGTCAACTCATCTTCTGGCAATTTAGGTGCAAATGATGTGGGTGTGATCCATGAGTTAGTACAAAACGATGGCACTTTGACTGTCCTGTTTGCAGGGAACAACAAGATATTTAAGCTTGGGACTTCTAATGCAGTGACTGAATTGACCTATGGGGGGGGTGGTACAGGCCCAACTATTACTGCAAGTAATTGGCAAACTGCTTCACTGAACGGCATTGCATACTTCTTTCAAACAGGGCATGACCCCTTGATCTATGACCCAGCGGTAAGCACTACCACTTATCGCAGAGTCTCTGAGAAGTCTGGCTATGTTGCTACTGTTCCTCAAGCCAACATTGCCATTTCAGCATTTGGTCGCTTGTGGGTTGCTAGTACCTCCTCCGATAAGGTAACTGTTACCTTTTCTGATCTGATTGCAGGTCATGTGTGGGGTGGCGGCACTTCAGGCTCATTGGATGTTTCAAGGGTCTGGCCCAATGGTGCAGATGAGGTCATGGGCTTGGCAGCTCACAATGATTTCTTGTTTATCTTTGGCAAGAGACAGATTCTTGTCTACTCTGGTGCTTCTACACCCGCCTCTCTTGTTCTGAGCGACACAATAGGCTCTATTGGTTGCATAGCAAGAGACACCATTCAAAGCGTTGGCTCTGATGTTATTTTCTTATCAGACTCAGGTGTTCGCTCATTGATGAGAACAATTCAAGAGAAGTCTGCTCCTTTGCGTGATCTTTCAAAGAATGTGCGCTTTGACTTAGCATCATCTTTGTCAGGTGAAACGCTTGCCAACTTGAAGTCTGTTTACTCAGAAAAAGAAGCGTTTTACTTGCTTGTCTTGCCAGCTACTTTGCAAGTCTATTGCTTTGACACCAAGCAGTCACTTCAAGATGGTGCGTCTAGGGTTACTAAGTGGGACAACATCTCCCCTACCGCCCTCAGATCATTGCGAAATGGTGATTTGTACATTGGCAAGAATGGCTATATCGGCAAGTATGGCGGCTATATAGATGACGCTACTACTTATCGATTCTCGTATTACACAAACAATGCTGACTTAGGAAACCCTAATCAGATTTCCATTCTCAAGTCAATTACGGCAATTGTGATTGGTGGCTCTAACCAGTTTCTCACAATCAAGTGGGCCTTTGATTACTCAGGTGCTTATCAGTCAGAGAACGTCTTTATCCCACCTCAAGGCTATTTTGAGTATGGGGTTGGTGAGTATGCAATTGCAGACTTCTCAAGCGGCATCCCAATCAAAGCACTGACCAGTAACGCATCAAGTGCTGGAAAGATTGTTCAAACAGGATATGAGGCCACCATCAATGGCACTCAGTTATCAATTCAGAAAATTGAACTTCAAGCCAAAGAAGGCAAGATAGGATGACATCCATTTTTAAATTAGTGAGGACTTCTAAAGTTTGCAGTTATTGCAAGGAAGAGAAGTTGCCTACAGATTTCACAAAAAACAATGCTGCTCCTGATGGATTGCAATACAAATGTCGACTTTGTGATCTAGCTTATCAAGCTAAACGTAGGCTTGAAAATTATGAAGAAGATCTTGAATACTCTAGAACATATCAGCGTAATCGTCGACAAAACTTTGACTATAGATTACAAATGTTAGTTAACGCATCGAAGCAACGAGCAAAAAATAAGAATCGTGAAAACACAATCACTATTGAAGATGTGAAATCAATTTATCCCCAAGATGGTTGCTGTCCTATTTTTGGAATAAAACTTGAATTTAACAATGCAGGCTTTAGAGAAACAAGCCCAAGTATTGATCGCATAGATTCATCAAAAGGCTACACCCCAGACAACATTCAAATAATCTCTTGGAAAGCAAACCGCATAAAAGGTTATGCGTCTAAACAAGATCTTGAAATGTTATTGGCTTACATGACACTAGGAGAATAATTTGTCCAATTACTCAAAAAGCACGAATTTCGCCACTAAAGATAATCTCTCGCCTGGCAATCCTTTAAAGATTGTTAAGGGTACTGAGATTGATACAGAGTTCAACAATATTGCTACTGCTATAGCAACAAAGACAGACAACTCATCTGCCACAATTACTGGTGGAACAATCAATGGTGCAACGATTGGTGCAACTACGGCAGCAGCGGGAACATTTACTAATTTAACTGTTAGCACAGCCGCTACGATTGCTTCTGCTGCCATTAGCGCAGGAACATTAAATGGTGTGGTCATTGGCGGTTCTTCTGCCCTTGCCATTACTGGTACGAACATCACGGCAAATACTGGCTTTAGTGGCCCATTGACAGGCGCAGTGACAGGCAACGTAACAGGTAACTTAACGGGTGCTGTTACAGGCAATGTAGCTGGTAACGTAACTGGCAATCTGACAGGTAACGTAACTGCGGCTTCTGGTACTTCTACATTTAACAATGTGACCATCTCTGGCGCATTGGACATGGACAGTGGTACATCTGCAACCATTACTGGTTTGGCAAGCCCTACAAACGATTCTGATGCGGCTACCAAGGGTTATGTGGATGCACTAGCCCAAGGTATTGATGCTAAAGCCTCTGTGGTTGCGGCTACTACCGCAAACATTACCTTAACTGGCGCACAAACCATTGATGGCATATCGATTGTTGCGGGTGATCGGGTTTTGGTTAAAGACCAAACCACAACTGCTAACAATGGTATTTATTTGTGTGCAACAGGTTCTTGGACACGCACAACAGATGCTGACAGTTATGCTGAGTTGGTGGCGGCCTTTACCTTTGTTGAAAAAGGTACTGATAACGCTGATTCTGGCTTTATCTGCACAATAGATGCAGGTGGGACATTGGGAAGCACATCAATCACATGGGCGCAGTTCTCAGGTGCTGGTCAGATTACGGCTGGTGCAGGTATGGTCAAGTCTGGTAATACCTTAAATGTTCAGTCAGCATCAAATACCCGTCTTGTTGTTGGTGCAGATGAGATTGACTTGGCAACTTCTGGAGTTTCAGCAGGAACTTATCAGTCTGTTACAGCCGATGTGTATGGACGTATCACAGCAGGAACTAATCCGACAACGATTGCTGGCTATAACATTTCAAATGCTTATACCAAAACTGAAATAGATTCGATTTTTGGCTCAACTACTGCTGCGGCAACTTCTGCCTCTAATGCGGCTACCAGTGCTTCAAATGCTTCTACAAGCGCATCTAACGCTTCTACAAGTGCAAGCAATGCGTCTACCAGTGAAACCAATGCTGCAGCTTCATACGATGCTTTTGATGACAGATATTTAGGTTCTAAGTCTTCTGCCCCTACTGTTGACAACGATGGCAATGCTTTGCTGACAGGTGCTTTGTACTGGAACAACTCAGTCAATACTTTGTATGTGTGGACAGGATCAGCTTGGACTCAGGCGGCATTTACAGCAGGTGGCTTCGCTACTTTGACAGGCACAGAAACCCTGACAAACAAGACTCTGACAAGCCCAATACTGACAACCCCTCAGTTGGGAACACCTGCTAGTGGCGTTTTAACCAACGCTACAGGTCTTCCTTTGGGTACTGGTGTAACTGGAACACTTCCTATCGCTAATGGTGGTACAGGTGCATCAACTTTGGCAGGGGCTAATATTCCTGTTGTTAACGTAGCAAACACCTTTACGGCTACCCAGACATTCTCAGGCACTTCATCTGCTACTGCCATTGTTCTAAACGATGCAGCAGAGGTAGCTACAGTATCAGCAACAGCAGCCACAGGCACGATTGCTTACGACATTACCACTCAGTCTGTTTTGTATTACACAAGCAACGCAAGTGCTAACTGGACTGTTAATTTCAGAGGCTCTAGCGGTACTTCATTAAATACTTTGATGAGTACAGGCCAATCAATGACTGTGGCTTTCTTGGTTACTCAAGGTCC